AATCGATACAGGCATTACTAAATCCAAGTAATCTACCATAACAAAGTCAACTTTAATACCTGTTTGTATCTGCACTTCTTTTAAATAACTGCGTATGTCGTTTACATTACTCTGTGCTGGAAATCCTTTAACACGATATTGTCCAGACTTTTTACCCACCATCTTAACTTTAAGTTCAGTTGTTTCAATATCTTTTCTAATGTCTTTTGTACTCATGCCAGTAAGCATAGCATCTGTACGTAACGAGCATAGTTCTTCACTCAACTCTAATGTTACATACACACCGCTCAGACCTGCTTGCAACCAGCTAAGTGCAATGTTCATCATAACCAAAGATTTACCCGAACCGGAACCACCAGCAAAGATGTTAAGTTCGCCTCGACTAAAGCCACCGTAAAGTATCTTATCCATTTGTGGCCAGCCAGTACTTACCTGTCCGCCACTGTTAAAGTATTTGTCAATACGAGCTCTAGGGTCTTCAAAGTATTCTGTACCCATGTCTTTAGTAAGAGATATTTGTACAGCATCTTTAATTAGTTTTTCAACTGGATCATACTCACCCTTTTCTAACATATCAGCTGCCGCAAGAATTGCACGTTCAAGTTCATTACGTTTAGTAAAGCCCTCAAACTCTGTCATAAACCAACTGTAGTGATCTTCTGTTAAGTCAGGTACATTTTTAAGTGTAACTGTAGTCACCGCCTGTACTTGATCAATAGTAGGCAATGTTCTATATTCGTCACTGTGCTGTTTAATAAATTTAGCAGCTTCACGTAAACTTCTATCAAAGTTTTCGGGATTATAAATGTTCTGCACCCGCACATAACTCTGCGGGTCTTGTAACATCATTTCTAAAAATAACCTTTGTAGGTCTGCTGAATATTCTTTGCTCATAGTTTTGGACAGTTAAAAGTACAATAATTAAGTTTAGCATCTTCTAAAGTATTATAAAAGTCTTTTGATTGATTTGATGCTAGTATTTTACTAATGGTAGTATTACTTATATTGTATTGCGATCGGTTTTTATAAAATTCACTCTTGTAGTAGAATCTATGATCTCCAACAAAACAACAAGGCATATAATATCCATCAGCTGATATGTAATGTTGATTATTTAATGTTTTACATTTAGGATCAATTTCACTTGTGCGATCTAAATTAGTTTTCCAATTAACTATCGCTGTAGTTCTATCCCCAGTATAATTAGCCGATTGTAAAGTATCATTTTCGTCCCATCGATCACTGGGTAATATTAAAAATTCATCAAAGCCCAAAGTTTGAGCTAATGTTCGAGCTTGGTCAATGGTATCTTCATTAAATGAAAAAGGTATGTATTGCCACACTGTATTAATGTTAGTTTTTGTTAATACATCTATACCAAGTTTAATAGAAGGCCAATCAGCATTAATTCTGTATTGGGTAAAATTTTCAGGTATGCCATCTATTCCATATATTACAGTATCTTTATAATCTAGCAAGTCAGCTAGCTGCCGCCACCAATCCCATGATTTATAACTGCCATTTGTAGATAGTATAATATTTGCACCAGCACTTTTAAAATATTCAATCATCTCAAATATCTGCGGATAATATATCGGATCACCGTAGTTTCCACAAAGAGATATATCTTTATCTGTCAGATCAATATCTAAGAATTGTTTTAAATCTGCTAAATTTAAATTTTTATTAGTCCACTGTGATGGAAATTGCTCGATAAATTTCGTACGTGCGCAGCGTGGACATTTTAATGTACACATGTTTGTTGGTTCGATATGAAATCCGGTAATTTGATTAAGCATATCGTCTCTTGCGTAGTAATTCAATTTTTAATTTGCTTGATTCTTTAGCATCAATGATAGTTTTAAGCACAAACAGTTTACCATACTTAATTACTGCGTCACTGATGTCTTTACAGTCGGCGTCTTCTTGCCAAACCGGAAAGCTAACACTCCAACCATATTTAACAGCCGCATCAACAAGTTTAACACCACTCTTATCTGCGTCGGCGACTACTATAACTTCACGTCCCAGTGCGTCAATAATGTCTGCTTGTTGTTCTGCAACTTCATTACCCAGTACCGCTACACCATCTACGGCCATAGCATCAAACGGACCTTCACAGACAATAACAAACTTACTGTCGCGTTTTTGATTGTTGGTATTAAACACAAAGTTAGGTTCATAGTGACTGTAATACTTGGGTTTAACTCCATCAGTAAATGCACGACTTGTATACCCAATGGTGTTACCTTCCCAAATCATAGGAATGATCACACGTTGATGTAGACTGTGCTCTGTACTGTCAGTCCAATAAAAGTCATACTTGGTATGATCAATCTTACGTGCTTTAATGTAGTCAACTGCCGAATTTAGCAGTGTAGGAACATTATTAAAGTCATCTAATATGTGATGTGTAAGTAGTTGTTGGAAACTTAACGCATCTTTGGGTAACTTACGAACTTTAAACTCAATCTTTTCTTCTGGTTCTTTTACCTGTTCTGGTGCTACTAGGTCTTTGATACGAATAGCTTCAATTACCAATCGTTTAACATCGCTATCACCTGCGCCCATCCAGGATAATAGTTTGCGAAACTTAAATGTTAAGTGCCTGCCTGGTTGATACGATGCTTTGAAGTTACAGTTAAAACAGTGATACGACACACTACCATCTGCATTAGCAGTTAGGCCGCCACGACCTCTAGTATCTGCCGAGTCACCGTTGTGTATACAACAAGGTGCATTAAAGCTAATCCAACCGCTGGGAGTTGTTTTACGCTTTGCAGGTAAAATACTTTTAATGAAATCAGAGATGATGTTCAGCATATAGTTATTATATACTAAATTGTAGGATAAGTCAATGTTTTTGAGTTAATTTTGCCAAACGCAGATATCTAAATATAGTAATATACATCCAAGCTATGTCAAACTCCCAAGGCTTACGACTAAACTTAGGATCAGCTGGGTCTAAATGATGATTGTTATGTAGCTCTTCTCCAGCGACTATAACGCCAAATGGGCTAATATTACGACTACGATCTTGAGTTTCACCGTTACGATACCCCCACCAATGTCCTAGTCCGTTAATTAAACTACCTGCCGCCACAGGAATCCAAGCAACTTGTACTGCCCATACTAGTAATCCCCAGGCGCCAAATAATAGTAAATCAAAAGATAGCATTATGAACAAACCTAGTATAGGATATGGAGTGTACAGTCGACGTTCAATCCAATCTTTAGGAGTACCAGCTCCATACTTCATAACAAAGTCTGCTGATCGACATGGTGTGTTGTACAACTTCATACCAGTGGTCATTACTGTTAGTAGTCCAAATACGTGCGGACTATGAGGGTCACCTTCTACATCAGTTGTTTGATGATGTTTGCGATGTACTGCTACCCATGCTTTAGTATTCATACCCGTTGTGAGCCACAACCAAAAACGCATGGCATGTGCTAACGCAGGATGGAATTGAATTCCCTTGTGACTTTGACTGCGATGTAGATAAAGTGTAACACATGCCATAGTGACATGAGTCATTAGTAGAGTTGATAGTATGATTCCCATCAAGTATTTACTTGAAATTGAACGCTATGCTGATCCTAACTGCCTGGCTGGTGTTAGGCAGTACTCTATGCTCTAAACTACCAGGAAATACTAGCAGATCTCCTGCTTGCGGGCTCTCAGTCCAATATGCTTCACCCTTCTTAAACTCTATAAGACCCGCAGGTACCTGTACATACAGCACCCCAACCTTGTCCCACTGGCTGTGACTATGCCAACCCGTGCCTTCGCCCTGTAGGTTCGCATTAAACCACCATGTGTCTATAGTACCTACTTGTGCTTCTACTGCCCTATAGGTTGATTCAAACCATGGAAAAGGCTGACCAGTATACCCTATACTCTGCCAGCCTGCTCCGTACCTGCGTCTATAGTCCAAACCACGCTGATGTTGTATCAGTTCTGCCAACCCTGCGTCAACTGCCAGCCTATGTTGTTCAAACATCAATTACCAATAGAAGTTAAACACATGTGAAGTGCTGGTATTGCCGGTCAACCCGGTATTATCGTATGTTATGGTTCTGCCACCGCTGAAGTCTACCTGATTTCCTATTACAGTTCTAGTGCCAAAGCCTGCTATGTTGCTGGTTATTCTAGCACCAACTGGTATAGCCGTAGCCTCAGCCAATCTAGGATCATCTACAAGACAGTATGTAGTGCCAAAGGTGCCGCCACCATAAGGATGTACTAATCCAGTGAATGTGTTCGGGAACTCTTCACTCACAGTTGTACCGTTGTTGACGATAGTATGTCTAGCACCAGTGAAGTTTACTGTGGTCACGCCGCCCCATCCAGGTGAAACATCTACTCCCCAATTATCGGGATCTGCTGTGAATACTGCTGCGGTGACTATGCAAGTTGTAGAATCGCTAGTATTTGTTACGGTATTTCCTACTCGAACTTGTTTATCTAAATTAGGATACGCTGACTTGGAAATAAAGATAGTGGTCAGATTGTTAGCGACTACCGATACATTATTCAACTCATAATAAGATGTATCAGATAACGGGTAACCCAAGTCCAAGAACAATCGAGTATCTGATTCAACACCATAAGTCACTGTGGAAGTAAATGCCGCGGCATACTTGGCCGTGTTACTGATTCTAACCATGGCCATCTTGCCATCAAAACTGTTGTTGCCACCGCTTATATTACCTATGGCTAAACTGTCTGTAGAGTTAGTATAGTTGGCTGTGCCAAATGTTCCTGAAACTTTAGTCTGCTCAACACCATTATAGAATACTTTCTGTGTGCCTGCGTCGTTGACAATGGCCACGTGTGTCCATTGCGCTGGAGTAGGTTCAGTGTATCGTACATCGTCATATTGAGCGCCTTGACCAACAACTAATTTGCTGTCACTTATTGCTATGTTTATAGCATTAGTTGCGGCCCAACCTTCTTGATTTAACAAGCCCCATATGCCGCCAGTCATATTTGCGCTGCCATCACCTGAACGATTGGCGTTTAACCAGAACTCTATGGTCCAAGATGTGCCCAAGTTCCAGTCGGTGCTGGCAGGTGTTGATAGATAATCTCCTTGAGGTTGATTAAACTGTAAACTAAACGGTGGCTCTGGATCAAGACTAGTATCGTTGATAGTGACCGATGTGCTGTTCGCTAATATTATTCCGGCGATACTACCTTCTCGAAGACTGACTGTGAAGGTCTCTGAGCCTTCTGTTGTGGCATCGGCAGAAGGTGTTACTGTAAATGATCCGGCATTGTCGGTGATAGTGACTTCGCCACTGCTTGTATCAAAGTCACTGATATTATCTTGTATGGTCCAGTAATAGGTTCCATTTGTAATATTAGTTCCGCTAACTGTAAATTCTAAACTACTGCCTTCGTCGACATTATTAGCCGCTGGTGTAACTTCATAAGTTGGCTCTGGATCAAGACTTGTGTCATTGATAGTAAATGCATCGCTGGTTGCTAATACTGTACCGGTTACGCTAACTGAACGAATAGACACTGTAAATGTCTGTTCTCCTTCTGTGGTATCATCAGTAGTGGGCACTACAAAGAATGATCCCGTATTACTGGTGATTGAGAATTCACCATTCGAGGTGGCAAAGTCCTCACTGTTAGATTCTATGGTCCAGTAATAAGTTCCGTCGACAATATTAGTGCCGCCGACTTCAAATGCTGCACTGCTGCCTTCGTCCACGCTGGTTGCACTGGCCAAGCTGCCTAATGCTGTTAGTGTATAAGTTGGCTCTGGTGGTGGTGTTAGACTTGTGTCATTGATGTCTGCCCCACTAGATGCTAATATATCACCAGTGATGCTAACTGAGCGAAGGGCAACTGTAAATTGTTCTGTTCCTTCGGTAGTAGCATCCTCAGTGGGTGTTAATATAAATGATCCCAGAGTAAGGCCTGTGCCGGCACTAACACTAACTTCTCCATCAGTTGTGGCAAAATCTTCTGCGCCAGTTTCTATAGTCCAATAATAGGTGCCCGCCGGAACATCAGTTCCTCCTACATTAAATTGTAGACCACTGCCTTCATTGACGTTGTTGGCGCCACCTGGAGCCAATGAATAAGTTGGCGTAGGTGGAGTTATACTTGTGTCAGTAATAGTCAATGTCTCATTAAGTAGATTGGTGCCGCCAAGAACAGTACCCACCTGTAACAGATAATTCTCGTTGCCTTCGGTGGTAAGATCCTCTGTGGTGGTCCAACTAAAATTAGTACTACCAGTACCACTTATTTGGAAATTTCCGAGCTGTGCGCCACCAGGCTCACCAGCGACAAAGTCATCGTTAGATGTGCCATCATTTACAATCTGCCAATATATGGTAGTTGGCGGATAGTTTGCGTAGTCCACATTTACAGTATTAGTTGATCCTTCATTCATCGATGATACCCAACCGTAGAAGTTGATATTGGAACCGCCACCTCCGCCACTGTTTGCCGTTAATAATATTTGTGATATGGGCATAGTAATTCCTTAATCTACGCCAACATTGCCGGCCAACACCCACGAGTCCATACCAATCTTTAACAGCGTGGCCATACCGTACTCAGACACATAAAAACTGCCACCGCCTGGGTAATTATCATCACCTGGGATCATCACTTGTATACTGCCGCCTTCTGTGTTGATGATCACACTATCGCCACGGGGATTCACAAAGGTAATCACTGTGCCTATTGGGAACTCTACACGAGCATTGTAGGGAATACGAATGCTTTGAATATCGTCAGTACAGAGAATGTGATGTCCACGATCTTCCATACCCAGGGTGTAATCTACGCCATTGAACAGTCTCTGTGGAATGTCTGTGGCTGAAGTATTCTGACGGGTACCATCGGGGAACACAATGTTGCCACCGTCTGTGTCACGCACAGTTTCTAAAATCATTGGCGGATAGTAGCCGTCAACTTCATAGTCGTTGATGTTGTTAGTAATCACAGTCACTGCGGTGGTAGTTTTAACCACTGGATCACTGCTGTCGCCGAATATGCCAGCATAGTTATTCGCATCGTCTATATCAACAACATCAATACTATAGTTGAAATTGCTGAGATCGTTGGTCATTGAATTGACATCTGTGTAGCGGAACTGTCCATACTCGCCTGTGCCCGAGCCATCTAGAGGCAAGCGAGCGGCCCAAGCCCAATTATCACCACCACCAAAGTCAGTCTCAAAGCGTCCTGTGATATAGAAACTGTCGGCGTCTGTGACTAAACATTCGCCGGTGCTGCCAATCCAAGTGTCGTCGTTGGTAATAGCAGACAGCCAACGCTTCCACACAGTTTCTCCTGCGGGTGTTAGTAGGAATATTTTAATAACATCGTCGTCGACATCAGTGACCTCGTCTTCAGTGGCCACCAATAGATTTCCGTCCGGTGTGCGGGCAATGGTTATGTCATCGCCATCAGTGCGTCTTTGCCATTTGACTGTGCCCGTGCTGTCCAACTTGCTGACATAAGCATCATTCTCGTCGTTTTCGTGTACGACATAGATGTCTGTGCCTATGGTCACCACGCTGTCTCCGTAGTGATGGTCATTTTCAGTGTTGAGTTGACGAGCCCATTGTAGTGTACCTGTGCTGTTGAACTTGTAGACCACGGCTAGATCTTGAAAACTGTCCGCTGCTAATTCTCCATATCCATCACCTACCGCAATGATATTACCTTCACTATCTATGGCCACGGCCTTGATAGTATCATCACTATCTGTACCTGTGCCAAATGTACGCTGCCAAGTGGGAGTGATCAGTAGACATTCATTTTGTCTTGAATAGGTAATGCTCCAAGCACCTTCAACATCGGTAAAGTCAACCTGTGCGGTTGTTTCTATCTTCCAAGTTGTGCTTTGTGCTGTGCCTGATCTACTGTCAATGTAAAAATTAGACTCGTCTTTATAGAGGTTAATGGTTAGATCGTTAGCAGGGCTGGTGCCGCCCAGACTTGTACCTAGTACAGTAACAACATCACCGTTGACATAGTTTGAACCGTTTGTGGTGATATTATCACCCCAGCGATTGCTGTAGTCGTTAGTATCTCTAGGACCTTCAAATGTAAACACCAATCCTGAACCTACTTCGTAGTTAGTGCCTGATACTTCAGTATCAGTTGCCACTGTGGTTCCAGCGGCTGTTCCCGTATGAGTTATACCGTTAATGGCGCCGCCGTTGCTACTCCCTACTGTAATGATGATATCGTTGTCCGGTGTTGCTCCAGGTACGCCAACTAAACTTGTACCTAAAATCTTGATCTTGTGCCCTGCTAGATAGTCTGTACCACCACTAACAACCGAAACACTATAAGTACCATCACCGTTGTTGGTGATGTCAAATGTAGCACCTGTACCTTGTCTGGTTGTGCCAGTTAAATTTTGATAGCGTTCTATGTACTCAATGCTTTGAAACGGTGTAATACCTGTGCCGCCAATCTGCCAATTAGTACTGATGTTGTCAACAGGAACAGCACTTCTTAAAATTACAATAGTACCAGTGCCACTGCCTGTTTGTGGAACTACAGGATACTCTGGACTGAACTCGCCGTTCTTACTACCACCTATCACATAGTCTCCTGTGTTGGTATAGGCGATGGTGGTTGGGTCAACGTCAGCGTCACTGTCTTTGAATTCTGTAACATTTAAAAGACGACCAGTATCTTGATCTATAGTGTACAACACGCCGTAGGAGTAAGTGTCCCAAATTCCACCTAGCACCATAATATTGCCTGTGACAGGATGAATTTTGAGGCTGGTTGTATAACCATAATCACCGTCGTCAGTTTCGTCGATGTTCATACTCCACAGTCTATCGCCTTCAGGACTGACCTTCATTACAAATGTGCGGTCATTGTCATCCTCCTCACCTGCTATGTAACTGTTGCCCTGTGAGTCAACTGCGATACAATCGCCTTCAATGTCGCCGCCGCCGTCGCGGGCGTCTAGGGCAAAAAGCCAACCAACCTGTGTTTGTGTTAGTTTAAGATCGCCATCGTTAGGTATGGTCAGTGTACCATCAGCACCAAATGTATATTGGTAAGTTTCGCTCTGTACTAGGCTGTTGGCTATTTTAATATCAGTGTCTGCTACCAGTGTAGAAGTTTCTGCTGTAATAGTTTCTTCCCAGTTTGCGTGGGTCAAAGGACTGTCGCTGGTAGTGTGAGTCACAAAGCGAGCTGGCACACGGCTTTCTGTAAAGTTTAAACCACCGATGGTCAATGTTGTGCCTTCTGTAGGCAACTGTGTCACAAAGTAATCGTATTCGTTGTCTGCTGTACTGCCGCTTTCAAACGGTGTGGTATTCCAACTGTAGCCGTATCCATCTACCGCAAACTTGTCATCAAATACTGCTATGGCCTGACCGCGGGTGAATTCTGGATCATCAGGTTCCTCTTCTTCTAGGTTGGCCACATCAACATAGCGTTGCCAAACTACCTCGCCCTGTGAGTCATAGCGAACCACGATCATCTTGTTCTGTCCAAGATTTTGTCGTTCATATTCAGAAGCGCCAGGTAGTGGGCCAGTTTTCTTGGCAAATGTCAAGGATGATAGATAAACATCGCCTGTGGCTGTGGCTGTCAATCCCGCAATCCAACTGCCGCAAGGTCCTGGGCCAAGTCTGCGTGTCCACATTACTACACCGCTGGAATTTAACTTGGTCAATATGCCAGCAGACGCTTCTGGAGTGTTATTGATATCACTGTTGGTAGTTTCAACTTCATAGGCACCTACCACATAGATATTGCCCAGAGCATCTGAGGCACAGTCGCCACCGTACATATCATAGTTGTCAGGTGCTTCTAGACTCTTAGTCCATACAGGCTCTAGGTCTTCGTCTAATTTTTCAATGAACATCTTACCAACACCGGCATCGTTATACCAACCAGTGACAAAAACATTCTCATCAGGATCAACATCCATACCAGTGACCACCACTATTACATCGCCGGGTTGTTGTAAGGATTTTTTCAACAGCACTGAACCATTGGCAGCACTAATTTCCATTACCAACACATTGGTAGGTTCGGGGCCATCGCTGGCGATCATAATCGCTAAGGCCAATGTAGTAGTGCTCTTTTCTTCAATGTAAGCACCGTATGCTGGAATCGGACCAATGTTATAGTCTTTCTTCCACAGTATCTCACCTATGATATCAAACTTGATCACTGTGATTACTGGGTCGCCGGCTCCTAAAGTAATGTAAGCACGATCTGAACTGTCCACTGCTAGGGCTATCGGATAAGTATCACTAAATGTTTTTTGCCAGGCTATGTTGCCTGTGGCTGTGTATTTGGTAATAACTGTGACATCGTAATCGGCGCTGTCGTCATAGGTTCTGGTCAATGAGTACAGGTTACCTTGGCTGTCATAACGCAGAGCACTGGGAGTAGTACCTCCCTGTTCTTTACGCTGTGTGGCAATCCAATGCTCTGTTGATCCTGCTGTGATCACAACGTTGCCTTCGTCTGTAAGACTTGCAGCTCCGGCTCCACTGTAGTCTAAACTGTTCCAAGGAGTGGTACCATTACCATACTTGACCTTGCCAGTATCTGTTTCTAATCCTGGTTCACCCTCGGCCAGTACAGGATTATTTTGTGTCCAGTTGGCCGCTATGTCACGGCGTAGTTTAATTCTTGTTGTCATTGTTTTGCTCCGTTGCCACCGTCGATGGTGTTGTCTAAGTTATCGTTGTAGGTTTGATCCGCAAACCCGCCCTCTGCTACATACTGTGCTCTACCTGCTAGCCAAGGAACTTGTGCGCTCCAAATGCTGCCGGTCCATTGGTAGGTCACAGAGTTGTCACCTACGTATTCTTGCCCTAGTGTGGGCTCTGTTGGAAATGTTATTGCCATTTTCTTGTCCTATTAGTATTTATCGTTAAGTTATTATACCCCATGCTCCGCCACTTTGTTGCCAAGCACCGTCTGTAAAGATTAAAGTACAGAAGCCACCGATATTACCATAATAACTATCATCAGAATTGTCGTATACGCTGAATGGCAACAACGTGCCAACGCCTATATTACGACTATTGGCAACTAATACACTCACGTCAGTCGGAACAACACCATTTTGTGCCACTAGGTACATGATCTGCCCTTCTACACCGTTGGCCAGTGTGTAAACACCGTCAGTTAGTTTGTTGATAGATTTGGTTAGGTCTATGGCTGTTGGTGTTGCTTGTACTACTGTAGCAACTGTCAAAGTAATAGTAGTACCTGATGTGCCACTAATATCTCCGCTGTCAAGTGTGCCTATTACAGCGTTAACAGGTAAATCACCGCTGACAGTAATGTTACTGAAAGAATTAATAACTCCGCTAGTTACCACAACACTGAATGTCACTACATCTCGTGTAAACGGACCGTATGTAGCATCAGTTAGCCCGGTCAGCACAGAATCGTGGGCCAGTGTGTCAACAACACCCGTAGTTGTCGGTAATACTACACCAGTCTTGGCCACTGTGCTGTTGACCACGGCACCTGGTAATGTTGTAGTACCAGTTTCATCAAAGCGCCAGTGTTTGGTATTTGCGTCAGTGCCAATAACAACATCGCCGCCATTCTTCTCAATCTTGACATACTGGTCATCATCACCTAGATATAGGTCAGTGGTTGTGGGATCGCCTGCTACAAGGTGAACGTGACTTGTTTCACTACTACCAGTTCGTGTTAATGTATAAGGTGCAAGCGCACTAATACTAAATCCTGACGCATTGCTAAGTGTGAATGTAAAGGTTGTGATACTGCTTGATACTGGTACAGTCCAAGTTATTGATTTAAAACCTTCATTGCTAAATGTCAATGTGCCTGTTAACGCACGACCTAATTGCTCACTAGTGGCTCCTGTAAATGTGTAATCCACTGTGCCGGTTACTGAGCCGCCATTATTAGGAGTAACAGATAATACAATAGTATCACCGTCAGCAAATCCACTTGGATAGTTGGAAGTAATTCCAGTGATCGAAGTTGGACGAATAACCAAACTCTGACCAGCACTTGCTCCTGGCGGTGTAATAACTGTGGTAGTGTCTGTTTCACCTATGACGCTGCCTTGGGGTAATAGTAAATCACCATTGCCGCCAAACACCCAATTACTGCCTACATCATCTCCAGCACTAATTTGTATATCTGCGATAGATTTAATTAATGCGTTAGTTGTTGTATATAAGTCATTGCTAGATGCGGGCAATGATAAAGTACCATTGTTTAAAAATGACCAACCTGCTTGATTGTCTATGTCAATTTGTACTCCATATGTATCGTCTTCGTTTTTAAACGGTACAAGGTTAAAATAGTTTTGTTCAGTGCTGGGTTTGCGTACTCTTAACCACCCATCTTCACTAAACAATGCTGTATAGTCACCGTTGTCCAACCTATTAATGTATGCTGAAGTCTGAACTGTAGCGTCTGGGAATGTGATTGAATTAACATCAATGTCAGTGTCTGGTGGAGGTTGAACTAAAGGAGCCGCATCTACCCAAACATCGCTATACTTGATGTAGAGTCTGCCTTCTACTGTGTTAAACCATAGTGTGCCATTTGAGGCTGTAGGTGCTGTGTCCTGGCGAACTACTGTACTACTACCGCCCGATTGTCCAGTGTAGGCTGTGGTCTGAACTGTAGCATCTGGGAATGTAATACCACCGTCCGGATCAAAGGACCATATTTTATCGTCCTCGTTTATACTAACAAGTAATGGTTGCGGACCGTTAGTACCAATAACAGCAACACCGGTATCGGTTTCTAAATTTAAGAAACCTGTGCCACCTACATACATTTGATTACCGTCGAATACAACGTTACCAGTGTTAGCGTTAGTGCCACTTATGTAGGCTGTGGTCTGAACTGTGTCGTCTGGGAATACTAATCCGCCATCTGTGCCAAAACGCCAAGTATGGCTGTCGCCTGAAGCACCAAATGAGACTGTTTCTCCCTCATCAAGAAATCCAGCGGTAATATCTTGAGCAACATGGATTTTCCAGTAGTTGCCAGGTTCTTCAACAACGTCTGTAATTGTGGCAGTTATGGGTGTCCCCCATGATGTGGTCACTGTGTCACCTACGCTAACAGCAGAGCCCAAGTTAGGATAGGTGTCGTGGTCAATAAAGAAACGCCAAACGCCACCAGGTGGCACAAGTTCATCTACTTCATTAACTTCGACATTCTGTGGTCCAAGGCCTCTGTTGTTTGTGCCAATCTCCACACCATATTGAGCAGTTGGGTTGAGTTCATATCCAGGTAATTTAACATAGTTGTTGTCGTCACCTAAGAACAGATCACTAGCGGGCGGATTACTATTACTACCGTCAAAGGCAATGTGGAAGTGTTGTGCTACACCTGGCACTTCCATGTCAGTACCCATGGCCAATGTGCCTCTATTGGTAGTCAGTTTCATTCCGTCATTGTTTGTGATAGTGTCTGCGTCGAATGTAAAGTCTCCAGTGTTGGCATTGCCACCTAATACTGAACTACCATTACTGTCTCTAATGTCTCCGCCTTCTGGTAGTGATAGTACTCCGTCATTAGCAAATGACCAATACTTTGTTCCGCCTGCGACTTTAACATAGACATTACTGTCTGACTCGATGTTTAATTCACCATCAACGGTTTTGATAGTCATTGAATCAGCTTCAAGTGTACTACCGTCAATGCTAAAATCACCCAAGTCGGCATTGCCGCCAGTTACTGTGACCCAACTTAAATTACTGCCATCTGTTCTTAAAAATTTTCCTTCTTGACCAGACTGTGAAGGCAGTGTTGTTCCACCGCCAAAAATGTCTTCGTATTCTGTGTCTTCTGCTTTTAAATTTACACGGAAAGGAATCTGTTGCCAGTCGCCTGCGTTAAAATTGTTAATAGCATCTGCTACGTTAGTAGCATACATGTTGTTGTCGCGAGCGTAGTATGCTTCAGTCTGAGTCCAACCGCCGCCAGTTTCGTCAACAGTTATTTCGTCAACTTTATTGCCGTCTTTTTGTGCTATATAAGTTGCTGGTGCGTAATTAGCACTTGCTGGTCGTCCTGCTAGTATTTCATAACGTTGAGCATCAATGACTGTAACTGTGCCTGTGATAGTGGGATTACTGCCCCATTCATCTTCGTCGTCAACTTCTTCTGCGTAATAGCCTGTAGCACGAGTAACACCTGGAAGAACTAGTCCACCTGTTGCTGCTTCTGTAATAACATTGTTACCAATGTAAACTGATCCTGGTCCAACGTATAAGTGACGGAATCTTTTTGTAGTACTGCCTAGGTCTTGTAGTATGTCTGCACTAGGAATAAAGTCGCCGGTGGCATTTAATGTAATATTAAATAGACCGTTGACTACAGCGTCTGGATTAGCATCGACACCAGCAGCGCCTTTTTCTGCTATCTTAGTCCAGAATGTTCCTTCAGCGGGTGTATTACCTGTATTGCCGCCATTAGCATCAATGCGATACCAAGTTTCGCCACCGTAGGTAGCAACATCACCGATAGCATAACTATTGCCACCACCATACGCACCAGTAAAGTTCCATAAAGCATCTGCTCCGGGTGCTCCGTCATTACCTGCTGGTCCCTGTGCACCATCTGCTCCAGGTGCGCCATCTGCTCCGGAAACTCCCTGTGGCCCTTGATCTCCTTGTGGTCCTTGAGCACCAATATTGCCTTGTATGCCCTGTTCGCCTTGTGAACCTATATTTCCTTGTATGCCTTGTTCGCCCTGTATTCCTTGTTCGCCCTGTATGCCCTGTTCGCCCTGTATGCCCTGTTCGCCTTGTGGACCGACATTGCCTTGTATGCCCTGTTCGCCTTGTATTCCTTGTTCGCCCTGTATTCCTTGTGCGCCTTGTATGCCCTGTTCGCCTTGTGAACCTATATTTCCTTGTATGCCTTGTTCGCCTTGTATTCCTTGTTCGCCCTGTATGCCCTGTGGACCTTCTGCACCAACGTTGCCCGTAAAGCCACGTGGTCCTTGTACACCTGGGTCACCTTGAGGCCCTACAATCTGTCCTATGTCATTCCATGTGCTTGATATAGTATTCCATAGATATAAATTACCACTGGATTGAACAATCCATCCTTCGCCCACGTTAGCAGTTACAGGTAAGTTACCTACAATATCTACACTACCTAATAGGGTTACACTTGTTCCTTGTGCACCAGTTGCACCTGTATTACCTGTATCACCTTGTGCACCAGTTGCACCTGTATTACCTGTAAAGCCACGTGGTCCTTGATCGCCTACATTGCCTTGTATGCCTTGTGCTCCGGTACTTCCTTGTGGGCCTACATTGCCTTGTATGCCTTGTGCTCCGGTACTTCCTTGAGCACCAACATTGCCCTGTATTCCCTGTATGCCTTGTGCGCCAGTAGCACCAACATTGCCTTGAATGCCTTGTGCACCGGTACTTCCTTGAGCACCAACATTGCCCTGTATTCCCTGTATGCCTTGTGCACCGGTTGCACCGACTTCGCCTTGAGCACCTTGTGGTCCTTGTGCACCGACATTTCCTTGAATGCCTTGCTCTCCTTGTGGTCCTTGAGCACCGACATTTCCTTGTATGCCTCGTGGGCCAGTGGCACCAGGTTCGCCTTGAATGCCTTGTGGGCCTTGTGCACCAACATTTCCTTGAGGACCCTGCGGGCCCGGAGTACCAATTAATAAGTTGCCACTGTCAGTTAAATCTGATATGTCTACCGGGGCACCGTTAATGTCGCCGTAGGTTATGGTGCTGCTAATTGGGCTACCATTTATTGTAAGATTGCCGCCAATATCAAGGCTTAACGGAATACCATTAATATAAATTGTATTACTACTTACATATAAACTTTTCCATTGGTGATCGACACTGCCTAAGGTATGTACGTTGTTGCCAGTAGGAACAATATTACCATCAAACTGTTGTAGGTATGATTTAACATTAACATTTGAATAACTGCCGCCGCCTGATCCAGTAACTTCTACCCCGCCAGCGGTTACGCCATCGTGTACATATACTTTAAAAGTATCTGTGTTTAATACTAATTCGCCAATTGGACCCACATAACTACTAACACTAGTAGTATTACCGCGTTTAATTAAAACTTGTTTATCATATGAAATTGTCATTAAATTGTTCCGCCATCGATTACTTCTACTGAATTTAAAGTTAACGGCATAGATTCATACCAGCCCGGTAATACTTCTAAATCTAATTGAGCTCCGTAATTGTCATCAATGTACAATGGTTGCTCTTTATTAGTGCTAACTGTAATTAACTTAATTGTTATTTTATAAAATCGTTGCTCTAGTGCGTTAACTACATCTCGTGGAATAGTCACGGTGCCTTGTCCTTTAGTCGGATTAGTCATAGTCACAGCTAGACTTTCTACAGACCCAAGATTTATCGGATCTTGTATATCTAACTGCACAAGGTAACCAGTAGTGTTTATTGTTTTTTGATCTTGATTGTTAACTACAACTTGTAGCGGGTTGTCTATACCTTGATAGACTGTAATTGGGCGGCTATACACGACTCTATTCCTCACTGTGAAGATGGCTGGGTCCAGAAATTGAACTATGATTTTATTTGGATATAAATACGATTTGATAGTCTGCATATTGGATCATCTTTTATATATTTAGTCGGAACTCAATGGAAGACAGTCACAAGAATTTACTCGATCAATACCCCTTCTTATCGTATATAACGTATGGTGGAAATGATTATATTGGCATTGTTCAAAATGCAGATGAATTCATCACCACTATATACGACTTTGCTGCACTGCGTACCATAGAGCAGAAAACAGTATTCTTAGCCATGGCAGATCAGTGGTGGTGGGAAAGTAATAGGCTTATACCCATTAACGTATTTTTAAAGCAGGATTGGACAGAGTTTAGAGTTTGTTTAAAAACATTCAACAGCAAAGATGTTGTAATACAACATGGGCCGTATGTAAGTCTAAGAGAAATTGCGTCAAAACGAAGTAAACGTCGTTCGATTACCTTGATTAGGAAGATGTAAGTAAGTTTAGATTTACCACAACCAGATTTGAGTACGCAATTCCGTGAGCCTTTTTGAAATAATAAGTATCATCCGCAGGTTTATCCCAAACAGTTTCAGCAACTTCCTTCCAAGTCTTACCAGCCAAGTGTCTTTTTGCGGGACGAATGATAGCTAGGAACATAGCCAGTCTAGGAATAGTATCTACGGGCTCTGGCATCTGTAGTAACAAATCATAGTGCCCATTAACGTGCATAAGTTTTGCACAGACGTCTGGATCATACAGTTTAGCCCAGTCCGGCTCTTGCATCAGTTCAATTAGATGCTGTTCGTTCTTAACTTGTTTATATAAATTAACATTGAGAAAATCTAGTTTAACATAGCCGCGATCTTCAGCTAGATTATAATCTAAACTTGCCTGTCCTGTAAATGGATCAACAGGAATGTCAGTTGCATAGATTCCAGACGCATGTTTTCGAAAATTACCATTAGTTAGTATGCTCGCAGGTACATGATCTATTAAATTCAATATCTCTGTTCGGTCGGCAAAATCTATATCTATATCACTATTAAACTTAATGGTCATAGCCCTGCATCTTTTAAAATCTGTTTAGTCCATTCAGTATCGGCTAAGTAGTCCTTAAACTTACGTTGCCAATACTCTGGGTCAATCATTGCAATTATTTGTGTAATTTGCTCTTCGCCCAATGTATCCAAGAATGCAATGCCCGAATCGCAGTTAAACACAATCCAAGGACTAATACGACCATTAGCGATGTGATGACAAACACGGTTTGCGTTAGCCAATCTAAAATAGTCTGTAAACCCGTTTGGAAATAATTCCGTATTTTCATCCACATAATTCTGCATCTCCGTTAGTGCTCGTTCAAGTGCATCTTGTACTGCTTCTTTGCGCATGTATTGATGCAAGTATTCTAAGTATATTACTTCATGTGTCCAATGGTCAATCTTCTTATTTTGTTTAATTACATATTCAATAAATAATTTAGGGTTCACAGCCCGGATATTAATAATATGACGACCAAATTTAACAAACGCTGTGTAGTATGGACTTGAGACAAAGTCAGCATAGCTCTTTAGTTTAGCTGACCCTTGTGTCAGTTCAAAGAAACGTAGGTATGCTTGTAGACCAAACTGTACGCCAACTTCCTTTTCCTGTTGCCAACGACGTTTGGGCTCACAAAGATGCGCAGCCAAAGTACTTTCCTTACGAAATTCCTTTGAACAATATTTACAGGTATATGTTGGTGTAGCTTCTATAGTAGTTTTACCTTCATTCCAAGCTGATACTATGTCGTCGATCATTCCAACTCTTTCTTAATGGTCTTATCATCCATGCCCAGCTGTTGACCTAAGAGTTTAAGACTTTTAGTATCGTTAATTGCTACCAGCACGTCGAGTTCATCTTGACGTAGGTTAGGATATAGTTTAGCAAGAAACTTTGATGCTTTGCTGTTGCCTTCTTTCTTTTTGGTGCCCTGCCAATAATGACTTTGTCTGCCCATGCCCGGACTTACAGTTGTACAACATAGCCATTGTAACTTAGTGTGCTTGTTTATGTCAAAGAAGTTTTTATTTACACGTTCATTCACTGCTAGTAGATAATATGCCTGTAGGTCACTCGAACCTGTGACACTAGCACCATAACGTAGCATTAGATAGGTACTGAACTTCTTACGATCTTCTTCTGTAAAGTTATCATAGTAAGCACGATCTTTGCGATCATATGCTGCCATTTCATCGTTGATTTGTAAACTACTGCTCATCATTTACCTTTGCGCAAATAACTAAGAATTCCAGTTATACTTTGTTGCATATTATTGTATTTGTACTTAAGACTTTCCAATTCTTCGGCTTGTCTATGTATTTGTAGTTGCAAATTTAGAATAACATCTTTTTGTTCTCTAATAACTTTGTCATGCGACAGCAGGTTAGGGCGCGGTGGCGCATTAGGATCCACTGCACGTTTTTTCTTTGCTTTATATTGGTCTGGATTATACGCCATCTTTATATTCCTTTGATAACTTATATATCATTATAGCATGATCAAGTGCAGCTTGTAAAGTCTTATTTGTTTTTGCGGCTCGCCGAACTTCACCCCAAAGACGATCTTCTCGTATTTGGGCCATTGAATCTTTTAGTTCATTATCATCTAATGCTATTACACCTTCGTACATCATATCGTCGGTGATCACACTAGGATTAAGTTTAGTTACCATATTATCCGTTCCAGTGTCGCAGTACACCTGCAACAATAGTAAAGTTTGTCAGCAGATATGATAATACAATTATAGTACGTATTAGTGCGACTCTATCTGCTTCTTTATCAGTTGATCCAGTCTTTTCACCGAGTGCTTTGGCCCAAAGTCGCCATGCTTTTTTGTGTATCATATTACCAGATCTTTGAGTAGTCCACAATTTCACTCTGACGGCTAATATCCTTAACAAAGTACACACACAAAGGAGCGGTGCCCGATTCAACCGGCACGGCCAACATCTGTCCGGGTTTAAGTTTAGGGAAGTACCACTTGACATCTTGATAAATGTCTACTATCTCAATATTAAAGAATTCTGGTTTAAAGCTACTTAGGGGATTAAATGCAAACACACTAAAGCCTCGATCGTTAATACTAGTTAGCGGTATTACTTCTAGGTCACCAATGTCGGGCTCACCAATAAGTACCTGCCAGTCCACAGGCATTTTTACTATGTTGCCGCCGATGTTTAATACCAGTGCCGGGCTGTTAAATGATTCTAAAAAGATTAACGGAATAAAGAAGTAGTCTGGATTCTTTGGGTCACTATTGTCTAATATTGCAAAACGCAGATCCTCAACTTCGTCGGGGATTTCGTTCATTTCGTAGGCTTGATTTTCTAAGGTTAAGATGTGCATGTGTTACTTCCACTCCGTTTTTTCTACCGCATAAGGATAGTTTGCTTCTGTATAAAATTTCTTTCTGACTGTAAGATGCCGTTTAGCAAACTTACAAGTTGATGTTACGTCCCAGATTTGGACGAAGTCTTTGTCTTCCGCTTTGCGAATGCCACGCCCGATACTCTGGATGACCCTGACAAAAGATTTACCAGGTTCGATAAGCACAAGATTAAAAATACGAGGAATGTTAAGACCAACAGCCGCAACGCCATAAGTGGCAACAGCAACAAAGTCATCGCCTGTTGCAAACTCATCATAGCTTTCTTTACGGTCATCTGCTTTAGTTCCTCCACTGACAAACACAGCATTATTAATCTTTTCAATTAATGCCTTGCCTGGTGCAATACGGTCAACTAGCACAAGTGTGTTGCCTGTCTTACGTACTGTTTCTACTAGTTTACTTATGTAATCTAGACGTGCTTCGGTCTCTAATAGATAACGCAGTTCGCTTTGGTAGTCTTTATACTCCACATGATCAATTAACTGTAAGATGTTTACGTGACAGTTAGCAAGTACACCCTGGTCCTGCAATTCACTGGCACTCAAACGGCCAATAACCTCGCCTAATGAACACTTTAGGCTCATAAATTCGTACATTTCTTTAGGTATTGTGCCTGTTAATCCCCACCGGATCGGAATATGTGCCATTACACCAGTAAGTAATGTTTTAAGTGCATCTGCTTTGGCCATGTGTACTTCATCAACCATAACACAAATAACATCTTCTAGAAATTCCATTATAGTAATGTCAGCTTCGTGTGCTTTGGTATTTTTAAGTAGAATGTTTAGACTCTGCCAAGTACAGATTGTATGCTGATGCCCAAACTCTTTACGGTCACCGAAATACACACCAACGTCTAATCCTAAGTTGATGTAGTCTGCTTCTGTTTGTGTAACTAACGATTTATTTGGTACGATTACTATAGTACGACCATACTGCTCACAGCTATAGCTAAGTGCCGCAGTGATCAATGTCTTGCCTGCACCTGTGGCAATTTCCTGTAGACACTGCGGATTCTCAAGAAACTTGTTAATAATCTCAATTTGATAATCTCTAAGCACAACTGGCTGACCTGCAATTGTATGTTTAGCTGGCCAAACTTTATGTGCAAATGTAGCTTCTGTTACCTGCGTAAAATCAAACTGTGTACGATAGTCGCGTAGGTCTTCTAGCTCAATATCATATCCACGCTCGTCAATGTAGGGTAACATTTCAGCAAGCAGATTAGTGTAGGTACTGCCACCCAATTGAAAGTATGCTACCTTGCCATCCCAGCGACCAAGACGTACACTTGGTAGGTAACGTGCACCTGGTATTTCATACTTAAATTTGTTTGCAAGATATTTGCGTTCTGTAAGTTCAAGTCCATCTAACTTACAGTTCACTTCATCTTTAATTATAATTTTACAGGTTGCCATTAATCGTTTTCTCTTAATTTGGTATTGGTGCAGTAGGCTATCTTTTCTGCTTGGTTAATCCATTCCATACGTTTGCCGCCGTACATCATTTCCACAGTGGAGACCAACAATGGTATTGAGTAATTCCATGTGGACGGAATCTTATTTGCATACACTACTTTAACATAATTTATATTGTAATCGCAAGTCTTTGTTTTACCACTATAGTTAAAACGGACAATTTCATCTTCAGCGAATCTACTCAAGTCTATATTTACCGATGACATAGTTGGATCATAAATGCATATAGGATAACGATTGGTTAACTCTGCGTATGAAAATAGAAATGACAAAGCATCTTCTGTCATAGGCAAATGTATATCACGTTTACTGCCGAATATATCTAACAGTGTGGGTCGTACTAGATTGTCATCATAGGTATAACCTAACACACCAGAATTGTCAATTAATGCCAGTGCATTATCGGGGCCAAATCCGCCTAACTTGGTGTTAATATATTCAATTAAACTATCAGCAGCATTGGTAATTTCATACCCAGTGTCTGTACGCACTAGTTTAATTTCGTATGTACTAGCTTCGCACTCCATGATCAAATTAAACAAGTTTTGTACGAGTGGATCAATTTCAAATTGATTTATTTCGCCCCAGGTCACAGCCCAATTTACATTAGATTCGGTGATGGCCAAATACCAAACCTTTTCTTCTTGATTGTACTTCATACTACCTTGACTTATATTACGTTCTTCTTGTATAGCTTTAATCATTGGTAGGTCGTAGGGAAAGCGTACACCGATACGTTCATCATCTAACCAAATTTGTTTTGATCTATTAACAACTCGTACTGGTTTACGAAACTGCGGAATTTCTGCCGGTGTTACATCAATACCGAATCGTGCAAACTGTTTGCGGTATTTAAGCACTAACCGTACAGCAAGATCTGCTTGTCTATCTGTTAAGGCGCCACCCCAATAGGTATGTGCGCTCATGCTTTCAACAATAGTAATATCATAACGTGCTAAGTTGATAATAGGAGGCTCGGGAGGGTTAACGATTACCAACGTACCAGGTGTGTGGCCGCCTAGCAGTTCCAAATAGTCTTCGATGTGATTATAAGATATCATAGTATTAGTATACTTGATTGTTTTAAGTAAATCAACCGATAAAAAAAGGCACTAAAAAGTGCCTTGTTAGTAAACTAATTCCTTATTTAAAAATCAATATCAAATTTAGCGTCGTTAACCCAGCTCGCAACATCTGCACCATATTCTAATATAGTATTATGGTCTACAGTTTGTATTAAGTAGTCGGAGAAATCTGTGTCATCACATGCGTCAGTTTCCCAATATGCGTTGTATGCTACTCCGATTGGTGTGTTCCATCCTGCTAACCATTCGTAGCCATCATCATTTCCTATGCCAGAAATACGATGAACTCCGCGCTCTATTTTTATTGCGGCTTTTTTAACGGCAGGATTAACAACAGGCACTTCGGCTTCTGTAATCAAGTCTGCAAACTTTCTAAAAAATTCCGTTGTCATTTCAATAATTCCTGTATAAAGATATTTATCATTATCAAAAAAAAGCTCAACGTAGTTAAACATTGAGCTTTGAGGACGTTACACTAGGAGCATGACTGTGCAGTGTAACGTAAAACTGTTATCGAGGACGGAGAGTGTAATTTACTGCTACAATGAAAGCATCCAATACTGCGCCTGGATAGTTGTGTTTGCCCATATCCACAAAGAAACACATAACAAATAAACCAATGAAGAACCATGTTAGTTGTCGATCATTTTCATGCAACCAAAAACGAATTTTATTCCACATATACTACTCCTTGTTAGCTAATTTTTCAGATAATTTTTTTAGTTTATCTACAGCTTCATCGTAACGGACCCAAGATTCATGCGCACGACCAAAACAATAACCAATAAACACAAACCAAACCACGCTTAACCAATATTGCCATTCCATATTAAATCTCCTTAGTCTTTACCGCTAGCTAAAAGTATTACGGTAAGTAGGAACCACCAAGCACTCCAACCCTGCCAACCTACTAGGTAAACGGTACCTCCTAGTAGGATTAAATTATAAATCATTGCCAACAGCAATTTCATTATGCTGCCTTCATACAAGTTGTTTTAGCCATGCTTTCCCAAGTGTTAGGAAAACTCTTGTATAGCTGTGCTACTTTAATTGCCATACGCAAACTCATCTCACGCATTTTGTTTTTGTTAGCATCCAAAAAGTCAATAATAACATCTTGTCCAACTTCGCTAATGCCTAAGTCACTAAACATCTCGCCTTGTTTAGCAATCTGTCTAATACGCAATACTTTATCACGCATTGTATCTAATGTCAAATCTAAATAGTGACAGCGCGACTGTAATGCTTCTAAGTGATCTTTCAAACGTTGTGACTTAACTGCGTCAAATTTTAAGTTAGTAATAAAAATTACACTACCTTTAAATTGGAAACTGTTAGGAATATCTTCTTGTTTTAGTACACGTGATTCTGACAACCAGCTAATCTTACGTGACTTACCACTGTCTAGCGCACCTTTAAGCAAGTTCAAACTAACATCATCAAATAGTATGCTATCACAGTCATCAAACACAATAACGCTGTTAGCATCACTATACTCGTACAATACCTTGTACAAACCAATAGCACTAGCACTACCTTTAACCACAGTGTGTTTAGGTTTTGCATTAGCAATGTTTTGGAATAAGTTTGCTTTGTCAATTTGTGCTTCCACTGTGTAGCTTTTACCCACACCCGGAGGTCCACTTACAATCATCGCACGTATATCACCGTTCAATACTGCCTTAGTCATTTCGTCAAGCATTTCAAAACGCAAGCCAATATCAGCAATACGTTCTTCGTCTGACTGTTTGCTAGTTGCGTCTACTTCTTTAGCAGTTACTACACCAGTATACTCGTCAGCATGTACAAACTCAATGTCTGTAGGACTTTCTACTAATACTCTAATTTTATCTTTACCAAACTGCCCTGTACCATCAACAGTAATAAAGCCGCCTTTAGCACCAACAGTATAATGTTTTACCAGTGGAAATACTTCGTTTTTAATTTCAGTGTTTCTATAACTACCATTTTTAATTTTAACAAAACCAGTCATTTATTGCTCCTTTTGTTGTTTTCTTAGTATTCGTAATTATAGCACCTCTGCGTGTGCTTGTCAACCGCTTTAGTAATTAAGTTCGCGGAAGTCGGAGTATGGAATTGTGTAGTTGTTAGCACGAATTATTGTGACTAACTCTTTTGCCGCCGCGTTGTAAAAACGTGCGTATTGACGAACTTGTAGACCGCTACGTTCACCGTCGCAGGTTAAGTTCTCTGGGCTTAGGTCATTGTCTAAACTGTCATACAAATTTTGACAATCACGTTCTGATAAGTTATTAACATCGTAGGTTACATTATTGAAAATACGTGCCCAAGCATTTTTTTGTTCAATGTATTGTGCTAGATTTTTCATTAGTTGCTCCGTTTTGTTAGTGTATGTA